AATCCGACGGTGACCGCGCTAGCTAAAATGGGCGGCATCATCGAGCGGGTTGTAGCCTGCATCTCGCGGGCACTCTTGCGGTCGTCCACGGCCAGCTTCTCGAAGTTCAATCCCAATTCTTGCGCCTGCTTGGCAAGCTCAATCTCGGCCAACTTTAGCTGCGCCACTTGGTCGGCGCTGAGCTTGTTGCTGGAGATCATGTCTTGGACCTTGTCCTCGTCCACGCCGATGGCCTTGGAGATAGCCGACACGGCCATGCCGGCTAGCGGGCCACCCAGCGCGGTTGCGACGGTGGGCGCGATCTGTTTAAGCCAGTCCATGCTTATTCCTTCTTCGTTGTGACAACGTCGTCACCCTTACGAACGGTAACCTTGTCACCCTCAACGTCAACGCGCATGGGTTGCTCAAGGCGGTCGAGCTTGTCAATCAACTGCTTCATGACCTCAAACTCGGGCTTCTCTTGTTTGGTGTTTGCGCCAGCGATGCCGTTGAGCATACTGATCAGCGCGGTCAAAGCGGCGCCCAGCAGGCCCATAACGGCGGCGATCTTCTCATTCTCCAGCACCACGCTAGAACCGACGCCGATCACGATGATCAGCGTGATGTAGAAGAGGCCGCTTTCACCAATCGCTTTACCAGCCACTTCCTTGGCGGTGCTCTGCGCTTGCAGTCTGCTCAGCTCAACTTTGGCCTGCTCCTTGATGAGCGCCAGTTCGTGGTTCAGGTCTTGGTCTGACATACTTACACCTTCAGCAGTTCCAGAGCCACGCCAGCGGCAACGCCAGGCAGCGCGGTCGCTATGGCGTCCCAAGCGTCAGGCTGACCTTCTTTGCGATACCACTGCTGGAACTCGTAGAAGACGCCGAACACAATGCCGCCGATGGCGACGGCCCAGCCCACGGATAGGAAGTGAACCGCGCCAAAGACGATGGTCGAGCCAACGCCCATTGCAAGATGTTGTAACTTGTCTTTTGCAATCATTTGTCTACCTTGCCGTCGAGCTTGTCGAAGATGCGCCCCAGCATCAACTTGATGTCGGCCATGTCGGCGCGGTAGTCGTCGCGAGCGACGTAGTGCGTCGGCATCTGCCGCACATCAGCGTCAAGCCGGTCGATGGCCTGGTAGATGCGGTTGAGTGTCCAGCCCCCGAAGAATCCTGCGACGGCCACGGCGATGTTGAAGAGAATTTGGTAGTCCATGACCGTTAATTTGACCAAACGTTCGTGCGGAGTTCAAGACGAGTGACAAGATTTTGCAGTTAGGGCGCGAGCGCGTTTTCCTTGCGCGATTGCGGGGCAAGGTTGTTGGTAGGCGTTGCAGGGACTGCCGCAGCCCGCGTCACCGCAGCGCCGCCTTTGCCCCATGTCGCGGGATTATTCAGCATACGAAGCACGGCGCCGCGTTCAACGGCTGGCAACGTGTTAAGCATCTCTAACGCGCTTTTGCCCGACACCATACCGTCGCGCAATTTAGCGGCAATTTTTGGCCCGATTAACCCTTCTAGTTGGTCTAGCGTAAGGTTGGCAAACGTAACTCGTGGGTCAAGCATGTTGCGAAGGCGCGGGAAAGTTCTGCCGGCCCGTTCAATAGCTTCGGCAAAGTCTGGTTGGCCCAGACGCGCCGCGTCTTCCATAGCCCCTGTTCGCTCAATTCCGGCGGCTAGTTTTTCTAGCGTCGGCATCTTGCCGCTCATTTCTTTGAAGATGTCGTAGCTGCCGGGGCCAAAAATTGCCTCCACTGCGTCTGGATTGTTGCCGCGCACGAGCCGGATGTACTCTTGCGGCGATTTTTCAAAAAGGCGAGCCGCTTCAGCAGCCATCGCCTTCTGGTCAATCGCCTGCATGTTGGTGGCGTAGGTTTTGAGATAGTCGCGCCAGCCAGTGCCGCCGGCCTTTTCAATCGCGTCGTCAATCAAGGGGCGAACTTCTTGCAGCACGCTGCGCGTCACCTTGGCGCTGATCTTGGGGTCGGTCTGCCCCATGATCTGCATGATGCGCTCGTTGATGCCTTCTTTGCGAAGCGTGTACAGATCATGCGCGTCAATAACGCCGCCGCCTTTTTGCGTCAAATTGGCGATGTCGTCTTTGATTGTTGCCAAAATCTTGGCGACATTGGAGCTAGCGCGCAAACCCGGCTGCGCCAACTTTGCGTCGATTGCACTGGTAATGCTCCCCGCGTCCAGCGGGCGCAGCCCGTAGTCTTCCAAGCTGCCGATCTGGCGCTCCAGAAAACCAGCTTCAGCGCGGCGCTGTTTTGCAAGATCAGCAAAGATGTCGGACGTTTGCTGCCACTCTTGTGCGCGGTCGCCTGCCGATAAAAATCCCGGCTTGCCTTTGGCTGCAACTGCGGCTTGTTGCGCCGCTTCAGTTACCGGCGAAATAACGGCTTGGCCGGGCAGCGGCGGGGTTACAGGGATGCCTCCGCGCAGCGCGTTTACCATAGACTCTTGCCGCTGCTGTGCTTGCGGCGCCAAACGGTTTAACGTCTGTGCTGCCTGATTGGCCGCGCCCAGTTCAATATTACGCATGTCCTGCGTGAGTTTATTGAGCCGAGCGATAGACGCTTCATAGGCGCGGCGCATTTCGGTTTCGTTGCCGCCCTCAGCCATGCGCTGTAGCACCGCCAAATCGTCAGCGGCTTGCTGCTTTAGCTTGAGCGATATTTCATCGGTCTTGCTGGCGAACGCGCCCAAGGCTTGGAAAGCGTTTTTCTGCACACCCGCCGCAGCCTGAGCAGCGGTCAAGTCTTCGGGTGCTGCTGCCAACGCAGCGCGGATTGCGGCGATTTGATCGCCGGCAATATCACGCGAAATCTGCCCTGCTTTGACTGCAGCAAGTCGGCCAGTAAAAGCGTCCTTCAAAAAGCCAGCGCTTTTTGCTAGCGTTTTTACGACAGGCGGCGCAACCGTAGCTACGCCCGCGCCGATCAAAGCGCCTGTTCCGGCTTCGTCTATAGAAGGGTTGATCAGCGCGGCGGTAGTACCGCCAGTGACGGCGCCGCCCGCAACACGAATGCCAAGATCAGTTGCGCGAGCCGCGCCGCCTTGCACAGTACGGCCCGTAGAGAACCCGCCAGTTTGAACGGCTCGCCCTAATGCAGGCGCACCGCCTTTTGTGATTAAAAAACCAAGCCCCTGCGTAACGGGCGCAGTTGCCAGCACTTCAGCGCTCAGCTCGCCTGCTCCGGTAGCTATCGGAAACTCTTGCTTGTACTGCGCCGCAGCAGCTTGCGATTCCGCACGACGGCGCGCTGCGTCAGCGGCCAGCGCGGTGCCGGTGTCAGTAGCACCAACCAACTGCAACCCCTTACCAAGCAATTCTTGGCCGCCAAACATGACGTTGCCCATGCCGGTACTGAACCCAACAAAAGGCGCAGCAAGCTGGCGCAGCTCTCGCTGTACCAAGTCTTGGCGCGTCAGCCGAGGGCCGGGCACTTCGCTTGGTGTGGCTTGGCCTGCGGCCTTTGCCTCCAACTCGGCCATGCGCCGCAAAGCAGCCAGTTCTTCACGAGGTGTCATTACCTACCTCCCCCGAAACGTGAACGAAGCTGGTCCAATTCTGCTTGTTCGGCGGGCGTAAGAGCGCCGCTTGCAGGAGGTTGCGCGGCGGCCCCAGGTTGCATCAACGCTTTTACCGCCGCGTCCATTTCTGGAGTCCAAGCCCTGCCTGCGCGAACTTTTGCGCTGTCAATAAGTCTCAGCATCCGCTTTCTTTTATCTTCCACCGCGTCAGCTTTATCGGTAAAAGCCGGAATGTACGCTGCCATTTGCGAGTCAAGTTGCTCTCTGTTGTACGCAGCACCAGTGGACAGATACAGCATAGCGTCGAGCGCGTCGCGTTGCGCGCCGTACACAATCTGACGCTGCGCGCTGCGCGCTACGTTGGCCGTGCCTGACAACCCAACAGACGCCGGCGCGGCTTCCAGCACGCCTGGCTTAAGAGCGCCGGGCTCTTTTTTAATCACTTCGTTAATCGTTTTTGCCGCGTCCAAAATGCGCCCGAGGTTATAGCTGGCTTGTTGCTCGGACACAGCAAGTTCTCTACCTTTACCTTTGAGCGGCTCACCCGGCGCCGCAGCTCCAAGAGCAGCGGGCACAGCCGCAGGCGCACCGGCAGAACGCGCAGCGTTAGCTGCCGCACCAGGCGCGGCAGCGCCGGGGGCAACTGGGCTGGGAGCAGAAACAGCTCCCGGTGCGTCGCCACCCAAAGTAACGGGGAACGCTTGCAACGTGCGCTTGTTGACGCCAACAACTGTTCCGTCTGCTTGTTCTTTTAGCTCGAAGCCAGGGTTAGCGCGCTCCCATGCAAATTTTTGCTGATCGAACGCAAGGCGCTGCACACCAATTGTTTGATTTTGAACGTACAGGCCGCGTAGACGCCGTTTTTCTGCTTCTGAATAGCTCGCAATCGCCATTTCAAAATCACTTGGCGGCTTAGACAGCGCAGCATACTCCTTAAGACCTTCTCTTGTAAGCGGAATCCCCAGCGCGGTCATCGCTCTAATGTTTGGCGGCGTGGTGGTGTCTCTTCCTCTGAGCGCGGCCCCGGTGCCCGCAGCGGGAGCAGCAAGCGCGTTAGCGCCGGCGGCAGCCGGCGGCGCCAGCATGTTTGCTGCTGCTCCTGCTGCGGGTGCGGCAGCCGGCGCAACAGCAGGTGCGGCAGCAGGTGCGGCAGCAGGCGCGGCAGCAGGCGCGGCAGCAGGCGCGGCAGCAGGTGCGGCAGCAGGTGCGCCGATAGTGACCGGAACCGCTTCAAGGGTACGCTTGTTGACGCCGTATATCGTGCCGTCGGCGCTTTCTTTTAGTTCAAAGCCAGGGTTGGCGCGCTCCCATTCAAATTTTTTCTGATCAAACGCAAGGCGGCGTTCAGCAATAGTGCTGCCCCGCACCGGCGTGTTAAGTTCGCCCATCGTAACCGGCCTAGCCGCGCCCGTGAGGTTGTTAATTGCAACGAGCCTACCATCGTCAAGTTCTTTGATGGTGTTGCCAGGATTGGCCTGCTCCCACGCAAATTTTTGTCGATCAAACGCTAGACGTTCTCTTGACACGCCGAGTTGGCCTTGCGCGGTCGTTTCGCTAATCGTAGCTGTCTTTGCTATGTCTGGCACACCCGCAGCACGCAAACCATACCCTGGCAGATTTGGGTTGTCTTGAAAGGTGGTAATGACCCCGCCCGTGTCTACCCGCGTGTACTTTGGCTCCAGTCGGGTCAGCCTGTCTTTAGCCTCCAAGAACTGGGCTATTTTTTGAACGCGCCATTGCTTGTACTGCTCCAGCGGCATATTTTGGAGCTGGTTAATCTCTCGCGATGCGGATGCCATATCAAGCTCACCAGCTTGCACGGCCCTAGTGAGTTGATCAATAGCCTGTTGAGGTGTGTCCGCCGCGCCAGCGTTTTCCCAAGCCTGCCTAAATTTTTTCTGCTGAAGCCCAAATTGACTGGCCGCAGTCTCAGCCCTGGTCTTTTCTAGCGTTGCGGCCGCAGCTTGACGTTCAGCTTCTGTCTTAAAAAAACCAGGAAGAATCGAACCTTGTCCTTTTTGCGCCGCTTCAGCCGCAAAACCCGCCGCGTCAATAGTTCCCGTTTCCGGGTTAAAGTGACGCGCGTACAGTTCATTTTGAATGGTGGCAGATCGTTCGGCGCGTTTTGCGGCCTCTAGCTGATAGTTTGCCAGCTCTGCTTGGCGCTGACCGCCCATGATCTGCTGAATCTGCGCCGCCTCGGCCAAGGCGTTGCGCGGCTGGTACTCAACTGTCGGCCGGTACGACATCGCGATGTTGGGATTGACAAGTGCCATGATTATTCCTTATCGGACCATGTACGAAGGCGTGTTGGCAAAACCTTCTTCGGACGTGTACCCCATACCACCTCCGTAGCCACGCGCAAGCGCCTGCTGCAACAGCGAGTTCTGCGCTTGGTTCTGGCTATAGTTCATGTACTGGTTCAGGCCGCCGCCGAT